CACATTAGCTTAACCTTTTTTGGAGAGCGACGGACGGTTCTTCGAAGCCCATAGTTTCGTAAAGAGCGAGGGTGCGGTCGTGGTGCACACCAGTGGAAACACCAAGACTGATCGTCAGAACGCCAATGTCTCTAGCCCACGCCTCGTATGCTTTAATCAAACGCATCGCGGCGATCCCGCCTCGCTTATCCTGTTGGACAAACAAAGCGAGATCAGCCGCGACACGATCCTTGGAAAACCACTGGGAGTACGCGGTGCCAAGGAAACCACCGACCACGACAAAGTCATTCGTACAGACCAGCGCACAGTAATCTTGTGGATTATCGATAGCTGTGCATACCAGTTGTTTGACCTTGTCGTGATCGAAATAGTACTGACTGAAGCGTGGTGACTCGAAGTGCATAAGAGCGGCAAGAGCCATCACCACCGGTAGATCGTTGTGTGTCATTTGTCTGATCATGGCTCACCGTTCTCATAGTCTTCTTTGATCAGGACAAGACCGTCGATAAATTCGCGGACGGCTGCGTAACGATGCGCCAAGATGACATCTTCATCGAACTGAATGCATCGACGTGGATGGTTCTCATCTAACGCTTCGATAAACTTTAGTGTTTCAAGTGGGAAATCATCCATTGGCAGAAGCCTCCGCTTGATTCCACCGCTCGAAATTCTCTTCAAGAACCTCTTGTGTCCGATAGCTGGCTTTGCATACCGGACACTGTCGTTTGCGGCGGGTGTAATAAACGTCGTTACGGATTACCTGAGACGTGAAGACTACTTTAGTCGCGTGATTGCCACACACATTACAGCCCACAAGATTCATCATAGGCCGGTTCCTTTCCACAATTTGACTTGCGCTTCAGTACGCTTCAGTTTCTCGTTTAGGTCTTTCGACTCCTTTGTCAGACGCTCTGCATCTTTCTTTGTGAGTTCATAAAGTTCTTGGAGTTTCGCATGGATTTCACGATCAATCATATCGTTCACCGTACGGGACATGCGCCAGTGGCACAGTCATCGTCCATTAGTTCTTCGAGCGTGTTGTACAGTTCGATGTCTACTGGAAGCAGCTTGTCGTTGTACTGATAGAACTGTTCAGCACTTACGACCTCTTGCGGGAGATACTGATACCCTAAGTCCGCTGCCGTCTTCGACGGATCGGTCCGGTAGATAAACGAAACGCCAACGTATGAGTCCCAGTTTGCAAGTAACCATTCGACAATACCGTCAGCTTCGCTTGGGTCATACGAGATCGTCACGGAACAGTTCTGTTCGACATAGTGTTCCATAAGCATCTTGTATCGGCGTAGCTGGTCGATAGCACTTTCGAGGTTCACTTGTTTGCCATCGACGCTGTCGAACTTGAGGTCTTTCCACTCGACCGGAAAGGTCACCAAGACTGCGTCGGGATCAATAGGGTTGGTGATGACCTTGTAGTTCGCAGCTTTAAGCATCCCCAAGATCGGATCGTGTTTACTGAAGTTGACGTTGTTGAAGATGTAACGACCGAGCGGTTTGTGCACACCTTCTGGACAATCCATGATCTTGCTTAAAGTTCCACTTGGTTTGACCGTCGTGACATTCTTGGGTCTTGGCGTACCCAGTTCGTCTGACATACTGTAAGCAGCTTGGACCACGATGTTTCTTAGGGACTTTAAATCGTAAGCACTGAGGTGACCGCTGACGATGCCAGTTAGTCCCACACCGCACAGCCGCAAGAAGTCATTGTTTTGTTGCCACGCTTCTTGCAAGATGCCGTCGTTAAAGTTCACACACGTTTGCCGATAGTTAGCACGGGCAACGATCTTTGCGGCGTGGTGTAATCCATTGGTATCACCTACGAATTTACTAACGTCAATCTCGCATAGGTTGCATACGCTCTTGTCAGAAAGTAAAATCTCCGCGCACGGGTTACATCCGTCGAACCAAGGTGCCCTCGCTCTAGCAGCTTCACCATTAATAAATCCTGGCTCAGACCCGCCGCTGTCGATCATTAACTGAAAGATCGATGCGAGTTCTTTGCGACTTGGCTTCTGGTTAAAGATCAAACTGTTGTTCGACTGAGCGCGTTGCGGATTGTCCACCCAGTATTCATTTTTGGCGGTGGCGAACTCTTCCCACTCGGCTGATCCGTACTCGACCAATGCGATCTCCGCGCTGCGACGGCTCGACAAAACTGTGCCTAACCAGTTCACAATGTCCAGAATGTCCATCTTCTTGAGCAACTGACCGGCACGTTTAGACATGATCGTGGCGATAGCTGTGAACGCTTTGGCAATCGCAGCGTCACCAGAAGATATCCAACCGTACCCTGCAAGTCGGTCACCGGCTGGGCGTATCTGACTGAAGTCGAGAACGAGAGTGTCCGCTGGATACTTACCGGCCATCAGCTTGCCAACAGCTTTAGCCCACGCCTCTGCCGAGTCACCAACAGCAATCGACCAGACCTTTTTGTCTTCGTCCCACCGCTCGACGTTGTGGTCACAGCCGCCTTTAGCTTTGCGTTTACTGCGACGAACCTCGACGTTCATTGGTTTCGTAAAGCCATTCAACGTGCCAGCCCGTGGTACAAAGCCGACGCCAGCACCTTGCAGTAACAGCCACAAGATATCGACAAGGTCACTGACAGTCTTGGCGTGGGTGAACGAACAGTTAAACATCGATGCTTCACGACGCTTGCTGATCTCTGTCCCACCGAGCCAAAGCGTCCGTCCACTCATTGAAACCTTGCGTTCCATCATTAAGCTTTTGAGAACGGCGAGTTCGTTGTGCATCACGTTGGTGACTTCTTTAGTCCCAGCCGCACGACACCAGAGCCAGCCCTGATGGTCGATCACACGATCAACGGTTTGTTCCCAGCTTTCGAACTTCGTACCGGCGTCATCCAGAGGACGGTTGTATGTTCTGCGCGTGATAATCTGTGCGCGTGTCGATGGTGATCTCATTATAAAATGTCCTCAAGATATGGGGGTCTGTATGTGGTTGGCTTCAAGACTTTGCCGTTGGAACTATAGACAGCACCATCGTCACTGAACTTCGTCATGTTTGACTGATGGACCCGCTCGTAGGCTTTCGAAAGATTGAGGCCAAACGTGGCGGCAAAACCCGACAAGGTGTACTGAACGTCAGCAAGTTCTTTCAGTAGGTGAGCCTTTAGTTCGATGGCTTGCTCGACGGTGGTTGGTTCGAAATCAATATCGTCCATTTTGTCAATTGCGTCTAAGACCTCATCGACTTCTTCTGCCAAAAACTTGAAACGCTTATAGCACTCAACTTTGGTGAACTCAGCGTTCAGCGGGTGTCGTGCAGCTTCTGCGAATTCCTTGTAGGTTTCTTCGCGGCTCAACAGTTTATCCAGTGCGATCTTAGTCATTGCTCACGACCTCGGTTGAACTCGACGATGAGCCTCTGGAGATACCACTGCGCTTTTTGGAGGTCCGCTTCCGGTCTGCCTTTGGTGGCGTATCGGCTGACGTATTTGATGACGTTGCTGACGCAGACCGCTTCGTTTCCTTTGAGTTTCTCGCAGACTGCAAGACTGTAATCGATGGTTTCGATACCGTTGCGGAACTTGTAGTGGGCAGGGCTGATGGTTTGTGCCAGATCGTTTCCGTTGGATGCCATAGTTTAACTTCTCCCGTGTCGTAATTGTAATCTTCGAACCGCAGTATCCGTGCGAGTTGCATCATGGTGATGGCGTATTTTGTGGTCAGTCGGTTATCGACAAACGCTGCGACCGTGGACTGCCAGAGGTTTGACTCACGACCGCTGTCCAAAATCTTCTCGGCCTTCGCTGGGCCAATCCCTGGAATGCCTCGGTAGTTGTCCACACTGTCGCCTGTGAGGGCTTGCTTGTAGATCAACCGGTCAGCCATACCTTTGTTAGTCCTCAGTGGTCTGGTCATGCGATCAGGATTGTAAAACTTGGTGGGCAGCGTGTGCATGTCCTTGTCGATTGAGATCACGACAGGGTTCTTTATGTCGGGGTGACCACTGAGAATTCCCAACACGTCATCAGCTTCGAGACCGGCGAAATGGATCGAATGGTACTTGTCTTTCATGTACTCAATGACCGCGCTGAGTGCCGGTGGACTCTCAGAACCTTTCCGGTTCCCTTTGTATTCGGGGTAGATGTCGTGGCGAAAGTACACCCGCGACGGACACGACCAGCACATGATGATTTTGTTTGGTTTTACCACCCGTGTCCAATGCTCGGTCAACAAGTCAGCCTCGCGGATCGCGGTCTTTGGGTCTCCGATTAGAACGTCATCGAAGCGGTCCATAGTTTTCGCAGCCGCCCGATACGCAATGATATCGGCGTCAATTAACGCAGTAGTCATATGATTTCCTTTAGTGAGTTTCGAGCCACGATTTGCCGATGTCGTATGACCCACTGGTCGGACACCGGAGACCTAATCGTTCCCCCGCAAGGGTGATTGCTTTGGCGAAGAGTTTGCCCAACGTCTCTGCGTGTTGTGGTTCGCACGACAGTTGGACTTCATCGTGCACGTTGGCGCAGTAGTGGAAGCCGACGCAGCGGTCGTTGACCACCAGACCTTCAGTCACGCAGAGGTCGAAGTGAAAAACCTGCACGGCTTTCTTCATGAGGATCGCCCCGCACGATTGGAGCAAAAAGTTTAACGCTGAGTGTTCACTCTTGGTTGGTACACGACGCTTATCGACACCCAAGATGTATCCCTTTTGGGATTTCTTAACGACGATCTCGGACAACTTACCGAGGCCCACAATGCCTTCACCGATACGCTTACGTGCCTCTTTGCCCTTTAGTGGACTGCCAGCGTCCTTTAAGATTTCAGAAAGTTTGCGGTCGGACGCGCCGTATAGATATGCATATTTTAGGCGTTTTACGTCATTCCGATTTTCGATTTGTACCAGCTTGCCGGTCATTGAATGGACGTCGGTGCCTTTGTCTTTGTCGCCCAGTAGTAGCTGATCGCGATACCTACCTTCATCGAACAGACCTAAGTATGACGCAAGCATCCTCAGTTCGAGTGCGTCTGCGTCGATCCCAACTAACAGGTGACCTACGTCTGGCTTCCAGACCTCACGCATCCTCGGCTCTTTCTTATC